AAAAAAATCCTCCTTAGATTATACGCAAATCGCCAGAGGATAATTAACCAACATATTGCTTCCTTACGACGGTATTAACCGTATCAAGTAATAAGGGTTGATAAAATCTCTCAGCCTTAAGGCACCCCTAGCGAATGAATATATTAAATTCATATGTTAGTTTAGTGTTTTTGTTAAATTTTGTCAAGGGCTATTACCTGCTCTTCTTACTCTCCGCCCACAATATTTCTGCGCATGGCTTCCACTTTTCTGCATATTAAAATTTTATTCTTCACATTATATTTTTCTCACATTTTTATCAAAAAGGGGGTTGACTTTTCTATTTTTTGAATGTATTATGAGTCCGAAAAGAAAATATAACTACTTTATCGGTAGGTGAGGTTACCATAGGGATTCGGTTTAATCCTAAGATTGCTGCCGCGAGATTGTGGAGACACAATTAGTTGGTTAGCAGGATGTGTCGTTAAGGCATAACCTAATGCAATTAATATACGCCCTATGATGCTAAAGCTTGGACGGTGATTTTATTTGTGATTTATATCCTTCATTGCTCAGGCTTTGGAGGATTTTTATTTTGTTTGAATTTTATAAAAAAGATTGCATTTGTAATGTTTCCTATATTCTTAAAGTAGTGATTTTAATCAACGAAAGGTGGTGAGGTTATGAATTCTGGAGACCATTGTTTTATAAAGCTTAAAAATTTAATTATTCGGAGGTATGTGTATTATGAAAATGAAAAAAGAATTATTTATCAGACTTCTATCAGAACGTCGCTTCAAAGAATTAAAAGAAGATTTAATGACAATGAAAGCAGTAGACATTGCCTCACTGCTTTCACAGTTAGATGACAAAGAAATAGCAATTGTTTTCAGACTTGTTCCAAAAGATAAGGCTGCTGAAGTTTTTTCTAATATGAACAGCTCAATGCAGTCTACACTTGTGGAAATCTTTTCTGAAAAAGAATTACGTGAACTGTTAGACAACCTTTATATGGATGATACGGTTGATATGTTAGAGGAACTTCCTGCTAACCTTGTTACACGTATATTAAATGTTACTCCACAGAACGAGCGTAACATTATTAATCAGTTGCTTAACTATCCTGACGATAGTGCCGGCAGCATTATGACAACTGAATATGTTGATTTAAGTCCTGAATGGACTGTTGCAAAAGCAATGAACCATATTAAAGAAACAGGTATTCATAAAGAAACCATCTATACCTGCTACGTAACATGGCAGCGCAAACTCATTGGTATTGTTTCTGCAAAAGACTTAATGACTTCAGATGACAATACTCTCATAAAAGACATTATGGAAACTGAACTTATCTCTGTTTCAACTCACACTGACCAGGAAGAAGTTGCTGGACTTTTTAGAAAATATGACCTTCTTGCACTTCCTGTTCTTGACACAGACAACAGACTTGTTGGCATAGTTACTGTTGACGATGCCATGGATGTTGTAATCGATGAAGCTACAGAAGATATTACAAAAATGGCTGCCGTTGCTCCAAGTGAGAAAACATATTTTGAAACTTCTTCGTTTGCTCACGCCAAAAGAAGAATCCCATGGCTACTTGTACTTATGTTTTCATCAATTATAACAGGTAGCATTATTACAAAATATGAAAATGCTTTTGCTGCAATTCCACTTCTTGTTTCCTTTATTCCAATGCTTATGGATACAGGCGGAAACTGTGGTTCACAGAGCTCAACACTTATAATCCGTGGTCTTGCTTTGGACGAAGTACATTTTGGTGACTTCTTCCGTGTAGTTTTTAAGGAATTTCAGATATCTATTATTGTAGGCATTGTTCTTGCTACAGCCAATGGACTTAGAATATTCATTGAATATCACAATTCCGGACTTGCAATAGTAATTGCCCTGTCATTAATAGTAACTGTAACTCTTTCAAAAATCATAGGCTGCACTCTTCCACTATTTGCTAAGAAGATAGGCCTTGATCCTGCATTAATGGCTTCACCATTAATCACAACATTAGTAGATACTTGTTCCATTATTGTATACTTTAACATTGCAACAACAATATTTAAAATATAATTTGATTCAAAAAACATAAATATTTTCAATAGAATTTTTTATTAAGTATATTATAAGTGTAATCTAAAAGCACTATAAATAAAGGCTTCCAGGCAAAAACTGTATATTATATGTATATTACGCATAGCTATGGATAGCAACGCATAGCTAGTCTTTACTAATTTATATGATACATTTTTGATGATGATTTTTTGTGTTCGCTTCATTGACTGCTGAGTTTAGAACCTTTTTTTGTTATTTGTTATAGTATTTTTTTTGAAAATCCCAGATGTACTTTAAATATGTTTTTCCTGCGTCGGATATTGTTTTCTTCTTTTCACTTGTTGACAGCTCAGCGCTGTATTTGCTTAATTCTTTAAAATAGTCTTGTTCTTGCAAATACTTTTTGTATCGTTCTGTCGAATAGTTAGTCGTAAGTTGCTGCCTTTGGGTGAGTTTGTTTCTTTTTTCATCTTCAAGCTCTAAGCAATCCTTTCTGTCGCCTATAAATATGATTTTAGAACCTGTGCTTTTTTTGTGTTCTATGACACAGTAAGCTTTCTCTTCTTCTATGTCTTCCTCTGTCATATTCAGCAATTTTTCGCTTATCAAGTTAATGACATAGTCAGGCGCTTTTCTCTTTCCTGCTTCCCAATCTTCAATTGTTCTTTTCGGAATATCTAATATATCAGATACATCTTGCCTTGATAGCTTTTTTATTCGTCTTATGTCTTTTAATTCCATATTATTTCCTTTCTTTAAAGGTGGGAAGATTCCCACCTTTTTTATTAAAATACTAAATCTGTGCCATATTCGCAGTCGCAAGTTTCAGCGAATTTTAAAGCTGATTCAAAATCGTGAAATGTTCCTAAATGCTTTCTTGTTTCACATTCTACAACATCAATGTTCATTTCCGAAAAATCGTAAATGTCGCCACCTGTCACCCAATCGCCATCTTCGTCATATTCGTTTTCTTCAATGTAATATTCTGTGACTGTGTAGAATGTTGTGTTGTAATGATTTTCTTTAATATCTGTTTTTAATTTTTTCAACTCTTCCTGTGCTTCTTCCAACGTCTCGCAGCTTGCGATTGTTATTGGCTCCTGATTTTCGCTTTCCAGGCTTACGCCTGCCTTGATATTTTTTCTATTTTTGTAGTTTACCTCGATTGTGTTTTCCTTTACTTCGTATTTTTTCATTGATTTGTTCCTCCTATCTATCTGATAGGTATAATATACCACGCAATGCGTGGTATTGCAATGCTTTTTTGCATTTTTTTCAAAAAAAATAAAGGGAATGCAAAAAGCACTCCCTTTTAAAAACTATACTGTTAAATTTCTCTAATATCTTTCTTAAACTTGTTCCAAACTCTCTTATTCATCATTGTTGCTGGACAATGCTTGCCGTTGACATCGAAATGTCTAATTACTGTCTTAGCGTTAGGGCAGTATTTCCTAATATATTTAATAAGTTTCTTGACTGCTGCACTCTGCGCCTTTGAATATGCGTCTTTTTCTGTAGAATCGCATAATTCAATTGATACAGAATTATAATTAGTACATTTATTATAGTAGCTTCCTCCGCCTGTTTTGGCACAGTCAGCGTATTTATTACCGCCGACCGACCAGGCTACTCTATTCATAGGAACACTTCTGGCGACATTGCCGTCTTTATCGACAAAGAAATGCGCGCCTGCAAGTCTTGTATTCCCTGTGGCGTAGTAGTCAACATTGTTCTTGGCTGTATCGCCTGTATTGCCTGTGTAGTGGATAACGATGTATTTAACGTCTTTCCTGCTTCTCTTTTTAGAATTGTAACTTATCGACTTAGCCATTCTCTTGTACATCTTCATTATTCTTCCTCACTTTCCAGCTCTGGTAATCCTGCTATTGATGTTAATACGCTTACTATTCCCGCAGTAATTGAGATGCTAATTATTGACATCCAATCCATTTCTGTAACCATATTACCGACAGTAATTAAAGATACGGCTGTCTGCGCCATAGTCTTAATTGCTCTAATTCCTGCTGCTTTTAACCATTCTTTCTTCATCTATTGCTCCTTTCTTTCCAAATCTTCTATTCTATGATTTGCAACTCTTATTTTTTCGTCGTGTAATGTGAACTCTTCTTCTAACTTGTATGTACGCTCTATAAGATTGTTATGTTTATCAACCTTTTTCTCCAACTCTTCCAAACGATACTCAACTAAGCTTCTTGTTCTGTTCTGTTGGTAGTGGTTATTAATCAAGCATACAATCAAGGTCATCAAAGAAGAGATTGCAATTCCTGCTAATTCTGTATATTCCATTCCTATGCCCTTTCTTATTTTTTTGTAATAAAAAAGACCGCTAAGGTCTTGAACGTATCTCCATATTGATTTTTCCTTTCTATTCATCTTCTTTTGCGACAAATGTAACATTGAATGGTAGCCAATCGCCTTTCACGCAAGTAGTGAAAGAGCCAGCTCCATATCTTGACATTCCGCATACGCCGTCTGCTCCTATAGCCAACTGCCAGCGGTTAGCTCCTGAACCTTGGCAGACAAAATATAGCGCAGAATCAGGTCGATAGCCTTTCGGCAATGTAAACATATGAATTGAATCGTATCCGCTTGATATATTATAAGATGGTGTGAGACAGCCTTTTACGCTTACCATTCCCGCTATTTTTTTTGCATATACAATTCCTTCTTCATCTGTTGCTCCGAATTTTCTAAAATTGCTATAGTCAGCTATAATTTCATTCCATTTAGCGCCTGTGACGCTAATCTTTCCATCATCTATCGATAAGGTCGTCGAATCACTACTAATTGATGCTCCGTTTTTTCCATACAGTGACGCTTGCTCATTCTGCATATTCAATACAGCATTAGGAATGAAAGAACTTTCGACCGTTCCCTCTTCTTCATTAACTGTATCTAATTCATTAGATGTCGACGCTTCCATTCGTATTCCACGTTCATTATTTATTAATTTGAAACGTTCATATAAATCATCGCCATTTACATCTAGCGAATGATGAATTGTATCAATCTCAAAAATTCCAGTAGCTTTGATATTCTCAGCAAAGAGCTTAGATACATCAATCTGCTTTGCTGTTACTGTTCCTGTCGCTATCTTTCCTCCGTCAATAATAGTCGTATCGTTATTGTAGCACCAATTTTTAATCGAATTATTTTCAACCAAATCAGATATACTTTTGATTTTCGCTGAGTAGTCAGTTGCTTTTCTTCCTTTCTCAAGTTGAGCCTTGTATACGTTAAGGATTCGGATGTTACCGTTGAAAAATATTACAAGGTCGTTTTTTGTAGCTCTGAATGTGATTTCTAACTTAGTCCATTTGCCTTTTGCCAATTCTTGCGATATTCCCTCAATCTTAACTTCTCCGACTGTACTGTATATCATCGCTAAGGCATATACGGAAAAAGTATAATATTGTTCTACTTCCAATATGGAAGGAATAGTTAATTTAAATCCTTTAGT